TTGATGCCAACACAGAGTGAAATCTTCATGGGTAAGGTGATTGGTATGGCTGTTGGTGGAGTGGCTGGTGGAGACTTGAAAGCAGTCATATCCAAAGACAACTACATTCTTGACGGACACCATCGTTGGGCGGCAACCATGCTTGCCAATCCAAGTGCAAAGGTTGGTGGAATCAAAGCCGATTTAGGTATCGGAGACTTGGTTCCTGTACTCAGAGCATTGGGAGATGCGCTTGGTAACGAGCGTAGAGGTGCGCCATCAGGAGGAGATATCAGCCTTTATGATGCTTCTTTTGCAGACATACTTGACATCATCAAAACAGGAAAGTACATTTCACCCAAGTTCTATGACAAAGCAAAGGCAGAAGCATGGCTCAATAAAATCGGAGAGAAAGAATTGCAGAAGCGTTTCAATACTCTGAAAGCAAAGCGACCTCCTGCCGGAGCGCCTGTCCGCAGAAATATGCCTGTGATTGACGCAGACAAAGCGCAACAATACACAGCAAGTTCATTAATGACCCAAGGTGATATAGATATCAAACCTCCATATGCGAAAGAATAATCATGCCCATCTATCAGTATGTGTGTCACAAGTGCGAGCATAAGTTTGAAGAGTTTCTGAAGATGGCAGATCATGCCAAACCATGCAAGGCGCCTTGTCCTGCTTGCAAACATAAAGGCAAGATTGAACAAACTATGTGGGGTGAAGGCCCAAATATGGCAGTAGACTCTCGCATGGATCCGCAAGGCTATAGTAACTTGGATGCAGGATTCCGAGACAGAATGAAAGAGATTGCCAAGAGAGCGCCACGATTTGATGGAACTCGTCAGCGACTAAAAGACAGATTCGGTTGACTTTGTTAGAAACGGTGGTATATTTACATGATGAATAAAGAAGCACAGCCAAAGTATAACATTGGGTGCCGCGCCGATCTTGGCGCGATTGGCAACTTTTGCCAGAACTTGATTGAGTTGCCCAATCTCAAAGATCAGATTGTGAACGGTAAGCGATTCTACCAAACTCCAGGCCCCGATGGAGAACTGGTGTGGTATCCATCTGTGACCACGGTTACAGGGTGGAGAGATCGTGACAAGTGGAAAAAGTGGCGCGAAGATAATGCAAACAAGAGCCGCATGATTCTTGAACGCGGTAAGAACTTCCACCTGACTATGGAGTACTACCTTTCAAACCGTGATCCGATTCAAGTTTTGTTTGGTAGACCGCAACTGGAAGAGATGTTTTTGAAGATCAAGCCTAGGGTTGATCGCTTCGTGAACAATGTGGTGGGACTAGAAGTACCCCTCTATAGCAACATGATGCGACTTGCAGGCAGAACAGACTGCGTTGCCGAGTTTGATGGAAAACTAAGCATCATTGACTTCAAGACCGCAGAACGCATGAAGGATACACAGGGATGCCATGATTATTTCTTGCAAGCAACTGCTTACTCCATCATGTTCCAAGAAGTTACTGGCACTCGCGTTCCTCAGATTGTGATTATGATGGTGAGCGCCGAGGGAGAAGAACAAGCATTTGTAGAATCACCAAAGAGATTTGTGCCTGAGTTGAAAGAACGCATTGATGAGTTCTATGCAGAGTTTGATCCCGATGAAGTCATTGAGGAGATCAAGAATGGCCACGCTAACTGAAGACAGGAAAGTTCTTCTACTAAACGCATCCGAACAAGTCATCGCAGTCATTGATTGGTGGCGTGCAGTAACCATGCTTATACAGGGTAAGGCGCGTTCTCCATTTAACTACGAGCATTGCTACGAGATCAAGACAGGATCGGGAGTGTTTCGTTTACCATCAGCACTTGTGTTGGTAAACTATGTGTTCATTCCGTTTAGATTAGCCAGACCTAGCAAACGAAACATCATCCGCAGAGACAACAATGAGTGTCAGTATTGTGGTTGTCGTGTGAGCGGTGAGCGTATCACCATAGACCATGTGATGCCCAAGTCTCGCGGTGGCAAGCATGAGTGGGGTAATGTTGTTGTGTCATGTAAGAAGTGTAATGCTAAGAAAAGCAACAGAACCCCAAACGAAGCAGGCATGAAACTGACGAATCCACCAGTTGCGCCTCGAAAAGGTTTACTGTTTGTTGAGATTGCAGACGAGTATCACAAGACAATTTGGAGCAGATGGTTGACTTGATCAAGATATAGAGTACTCTATTTGATGGGAGTTCAGTATGAAAAAGAATCAGCGTCGAAAGCAAAACAAAGCGCAAAAGCGTAGACTAGAACGAGGTAAGCAAGTACAAAAGTATTTGAGTGACTTGCGTAACTTCAGCATTGTTTCTGTGTTCATCACAAAGAACGAAGCAGAAAATTTACCTAGACTGATGAAGAGTCTAGATGGATTCACAGATCGCGTTGTGATAGTTGATACGGGTAGCACAGACAATACAGTTGAACTTGCCAAGCAGTTGGGTGCAGAAGTGCATACCATGCCTTGGCCTGATTCATTCTCTGATGCACGAAACAAAGCAGTAGAACTAGCCAACGCAGGTAAGGCAACTTGGATTGCTATGTTTGATGCGGATGAAGTGCTAGATAGTGGAAAAGAATTGCGTTGGAAACTTCAGCGAGTCACCCCGCAGATCGGGGTGGTAAGCATTTTCCACCGCACTAAGTTCGGACACAAGTTCCCTCGCAATTGCATCTGGCGTCCAGGCAAAGCAAAGTGGATGTATCGTTTCCATGAGCATTTGATTCCTGAAGAGAGGGGTATTCAAGTAGTGATAGATCACAATGTGGATCATCCTGACGATGTGGGTAAAAACCATGACAACGAAAAGATTCTAGAGATGATGCGTATGGATACTGTAGAGCATCCCACCGCGCATACTCGCAAATACTACTATGGGCGTCAACTATTTTATCGAAAAGATTCTGCTTGTCTTGATATACTCAAGAGTGTCTACGACTCATCTGCATGGAATGCTGAAGCAGCACAAGCAGCAGTATTTGCTGGCAACTACTTTGAATGGCAGGTACAGCATATTCAGGAATCAGAAGATCCCAACAAGAAAAACACAATGCTTGAAGCACAACAAATTGCTGCCAACTTCTATCGTATGTCTATCGCAAAGTATCCAAAATTACGCGGGTCATATATTGGTATCATCCGAACCACCAACAATGATTACGAACGACTTGTTGCTGCTGCGACAGCATTAAAAATTCCCGAGTCAACATTCTTTGATGATCCTCCTAAGTTCTATAGCAAGGAAGGTAATGATAAGTTAGTTGAAGTCATCACTAAACTACAGCACATTGTTCAGCAATCTCAACCAACAGGAGAGCCATCTAGTGTTAGTTACGCAGAAGCAGTTTCTTGAACAATTAGAGAAGCATATGGTCAAGCATAAGAATGGCTACATAGAAAGTGTTCTTAGTGTATGCGAAGAGTTGAAGATTGATCCTGAGCAAGCAGCCAAGTATTTGCCTAAACCAATCATTGAGAAAATCAGGGCAGAAGGAGAAAGCATTAACTTGCTTCCCACAACTCCAAAGTTGCCTGTATGAAAACCACAGGATTTGCAGCGTACAAAGTTTATCTGGCGGTGAAGAGTCACTTCACGCACGATAGTTACGACTACTTCAAGTATGGTGGCAAGACTCGGGCAAGCACTCAGACATTCGAGCGCAGGCAAGATCGCTACTTCTTTGAGAAGTTGGCTAAGCGATACAACGAAAGCGAACTGTTGGAGTTCTTCGTAGCCAACTTCCTGATGAACGATCAATTGTGGATTGGAGATGCCTTTGACTCGCATTGCGATCAGGTGTATACCGATTGGAAACGAACCCAAGAGAGTATCAGTTACACCTTTGGGCAAGACTGCGAGTTCATGTTGAATCACATTGAAATAAATGGCACCTCTTTCGATGCTTTGTTCTCGCCCACCACTGTGAGTGTAGGTGGTACTCTGAAACACATCAAGTTTCCTTTGGTGGTTCAAATGTGTATGAGCGGTGATATTCATATTGAAACTCTTGTGCTGCTAGACTGTATTCTAGGCTTCATGCGAAAAGCAGACAAGACACACATGGGCGATTTCACATGGGACACATTCTACAAGAAGGTCATGCGCTACAAGCCATTTGTATCTGTGTGTGCCAAGCCAGATAAGTTCAAGAAACTGTTGAAGGAAAAAATCAGCAAGCATGATGTCAAGGCTTGACTTCGCTGATAGATACTGTATACTTGACACATCGTTATACGAAACAGAAAGGAAACGAAACAATGGGATTCAAAGATCTAAAGAAGTCATCGGGTGGTGGATTCGATAAACTGAGTAGCGAACTCAACAAACTCGCAAAGAAGGGGAGCGATTCCTACAAGGATGATCGCTTCTGGCGCCCTGAACTGGACAAGTCAAGCAACGGCTATGCCGTGATCCGATTCTTGCCTCCAGTTGAGGGAGAGGACATTCCGTGGGCGCGATGCTTTACCCACGGATTTCAAGGGCCTGGTGGATGGTTCATTGAGAACTGCCCAACCACGGTTGGCAAGAAGTGTCCTGTGTGTGAAGCCAACTCACGCCTTTGGAACAGCGGAGATGAAGGAGACAAGGACATTGCTCGTCAGCGCAAGCGCCGACTACACTATGTCTCAAACATCCTTGTGGTGAGCGATCCGTCCGCACCGCAGAACGAGGGTAAGGTGTTCCTCTTCAAGTACGGTAAGAAGATTCACGACAAGATTGTGCAAGCAATGCAGCCTGAGTTTGAAGACGAGAAGCCTATCAATCCTTTCGACTTTTGGAAGGGTGCAGACTTCAAACTGAAGATTCGTAAGGTTGCAGGGTACATCAACTACGACAAGAGCGAGTTTGATGCCCCATCTGAACTCTTCAATGGAGATGACGCCAAGTTGGAGGCGTTATGGAAGAAGCAGTACTCTCTGAAGGAGTTCACTTCTCCTGATACTCACAAGTCTTTCGAGGAACTGAAGACCCGTTACGATGTGGTGATGGGATTGTCTGACGCAGGCATTCCGCGTAAGTCTTCAGCCGAAGATGTTGACTTGGACGAAGAGGGTGAGACTCCTCGCGCTACCTTCAAGCCGAGTGGCGCAGTAAAGCCTGCTGCTCCTGCTTCTGCCAAGAAGCCAGCGCCTGCACCCAAAAAGGTGGAGGAGTCGGATGACGAAGATGAATCTGATGATGCCATGAGTTATTTCGAGCGTCTTGCTTCAGAAGACTGAAGCAAAATACAGATTTCTTCGTGGAAGAGCGCGGATAACACCGCGCTCTTTCTTTTCCCAGGTCCGCGAAATCGCTGTCAACCATGCTG